TATCTATAGCACTTTGGCGATAATGTGCTTTATAGAGAGCATTATCACGCTGGATTAGAAAGATATTCCAACCAAGAATGACTGCAAAACCAATCAATCCAGCGACAATGTGTTTTTTCTTCATTTGTTCATTTGGAGTGTAGGAACAGGCATTCCACCTTCGGTCATTTGAGTGCATTTTGTCCGATTGTATGTTGAACTGTTCTTACTGCCATACGAAAGTTTCCAAAGTCCATAGTACCATCTTCCTCACAAAAGTCTTCAAAAATCTTTTTGATTTGTTCGTCAGTGATTTGTGGGTCAGTCATTGGGTTTGTTTTGTATGAATGTATTATAGTGCATTAGGAGGGTCTTGTGGGAGTGTAGTGTGCCAGTTCTTAAAGTGGCACCTTACTTACCATTCTAAAACCTTTATGCTGTTTATATTTTCCAGTAAAAGTTCTTGTTAGATTTGCTCTTTTTAAATCATATCTTTTACAAAAATCTCTTAAACTGTTTGTTTTATGTGTGATGTTGTTTTCAAGTTCCACTATACAATATTCATAATCTGCATTTGATTCTCTTATTTTTTCCTTCAAATCATTATCAAGTTTTACTCCATATCTTGGGTTGTTTTGTTTATGTGCTTTCTTTTGTATTTTACTTTTAGTTTCTTCTGAAAGCAACCTACCATTCATTCCACCAGTATCACTATTATATCCATTCTTAAATGTATCATAAATTCTTATCCAATACATTTCTTTTTCGTTTATCAATTCAAAATCACATTCTTCAATCACACCATAAATGAAGTTATTTTTACCATACTTTTTTATAGCACGATGGAATTTATATTGTGAGTTAGAAGACCTACAAAAGTGGTCATTTATTCTGTATTGTAATTTTTGTATTGTTTGTCCTATGTATTTCTTTCCTGTTGAAATACAATGGACACAATAGATAGTGCCTTTCATTCTACTCTAATTTGACCGCACATATATTTATATTAAAAAGGAGGAGATTTCTCTCCTCCATCCTGATAGATTGCGGTCAAATCAGGTATTATTATTTATTTCCTATCGTAGGAGAGAGTTGGCACAGGAAGACCATTCTCCGTAGGAACATAGATCGTCACATTACCTTTGTTGGATCCTTCTTCCAGACCAGTGATATACAGGTATTGCAGATACTCACGGTTGTCTTTCAACGAATTACCAATGATTTGGTTTGCTTTGGCAACACCAGTGGCACGAATCACCTCAGCATCAGCAAGTTGTTGTGCAGAATCTTTCTTTGCTTGTGCTTCCAGAACTGCAACCTGGCGAGTATATTCTGCCTTTTGCAGTTCTGCCTTACCTTGTAGTGATTGTGCCCACACATTATAGAGAGGACCAACCACTGCGTTGATAATAAACAGAGAGAGAATGAACGAAACACCAATAATTGTGGCGTTACGCATAGTATTATCTTGTTGCATAATAGTCAGAGTTTAAAGGGAGAAACAATAATACGAGGTTCAACATAAACAGGGCGGGTCTTACCACTACCACTAGGATCAGAACACATCACCCAAGTTCCTTCAGCACTATCAGGAGAGAAGAGACCATTAGGATCTGCCTGTGGAAGAGTTGTTCCCTGATACTCTACTTTTTCTGGGCTGGTATATTGTGTTGCAGCAGGCAGACCATAACCAATAGAGTTGCACAGGAACACTGGACGACCAGTAGTTTCAGGAACAGTATAAGTATAAGTCACCAAACCATCCTGGTCACGCATCTCAATAATTTGCTTCAAGAGTTTGCGTTCACGAAAGTTCTTGATGGCAGGCATACCAGTTTGTGATGTGCCTTCTTGTAGAATGCGTTCTTGTTGAGCACGTTGCTTATCATCAGAATCTCCATATTCTTCACAACCAACAAGAGTTACACTCAAAAGTGCGATTGAAGCAAGAGCAACAAAAGGTTTCATAATCAGTTAGGAAGATTAGAGATAAAAGATTGGAGGTCAGAAGGCATAGCATCGGCAGGAACTTCAGTAGCACGATGCCGAATAATATCAGCAAGTGCTTTCTTATGTTCAGGTGATGCTTTGATGTATTCAAACTGCATATTTTGCAGTTCTTGAACAGCACCAGTTCGGAAAGACTTTGATTGCTCAAAAGTATTCCTGCGAACATTCTCAAACTTAGGTCCAAAGAACGCAGTGAAGATAAGTTGGTGGTAGGCAATACCCCAAAGAAGAGCAACACCACCTACAATAGCAAGAAGAGGTTTCATTTAGAAGATACGTTAGACTTGAAAATAAGATTAGCAAGGAAGATAATGGCAAAGTTCTGCCAGAATGTCAGTGTCACACCAAACCAAGACAGAATCACTCCAAGCAACCATGCTTCAAAGAATAGTCCTGCAACAGCAAGGACAATTACACCAAAAGCAAGACCGACAAGTTTCATTGGATTTCGTTGATTACCTGTGTATTATAAGGCATCAAAGGGCACCTGTGAAGTGCCCCTGTGCCAGTTTTCAGATTGCCTCAGTCACCAGTTTAGCACCCTTGAACTTGGATCGGGCGCTTTTGTTCTTGGTATCCACACCAGTTACCACGGCAACCTGGGGAGTGCTGGAACCAGTGTAGAGTAGCACATCACCTTTGTTCAGAGCACCAGGAGTACCAACATAATGGGTTTCTTTACCACCCATAGTTGCACTGAAAGTATAAGGCACAACTTCTTCCAGGTCTTTCTTATCAAAGACGTGAATCTTACCAGTACCTTTTTCTTCAATCAGGTATTGGTTGCTACTGTTAGTGCCGATGTGAGTGCCATAGGCAACAGCACCATCAACAGTGAAAGAATAGAGAGTTTTAGTGTCAGCAGTCATTTCAGTTTCCTCATCGTAAAGTTTTAGATCAGATGCATATTCAGTAAAAGATTGTTTGGAATGAAGATACCGACAAGTCCAAGAATCTGACGTATACCAACCTTTACTGACAATTTCAGCAGGTTTTTTACCATGTTTTTTGGTGACAATATCACCAATATTAAATTGTTGTGTCATAATTAAAGAGATTCAACTTGTGAAAGAAGATTATCAATATCCTCCACGGATTGATAACCAATTACATCATCCGTGACGGGAGTATCATAGCAGATTTCCCAGTCCTCTTCAAGTCCTTTGAGAATTGCCACCTCATACAGTCCTTCTTCGGCACCATATGAACCAGGAAAACTCACCACGCTCATACCATATCCATTCTGAAAAAAGTGTCGTGCAGCAATACCATCTGGCATAATGTTGTGTGAATGGAAATCAAGATCAGTGAATTTCATAGTCATTTATCAAAACGGTTTTTCCAAAGTTGATTAGATTTATGCCTCATTTGTTCAAGCATTCTAAAACGTTGGCGAATTTCAGAGTCTTCTGGCATTTCATGAAGATTTGGACATGCCACATATATTCCGTCTGATGCATGGCACAAGATGTCATTCAGAAAATCATGCTCTTCAAAAGTGAATTCCATCGTGACAGGTTTTTGATCAATCATTATCAAACAGCAAGAGCAGCAGAAGGGATTTCAACGATTTCAGGGAGTTTTGAATCGTCAAACTGATTCATATTGTAGCACACCCATTCACCATTACGGAAGACATAAGCATACTCTTCACTATTATCGGGGAGCAGATACTCACCCAGATCAGCATCAAGGCGAGGAGGGCAATTCTCACCACGTTGAGAATAGTATTCGGGACCATACTCTTCGTTGAGTTTAGTATCCCAACGGGAAGTAGTCCAAGGAGAACTCATATCACCACCATCAATCAGTTCTGCTACTTTCTCTTTGGTGTTATAGTGAGTGCGAAGAATGCGTCCCATCCATTCAGGATAACCATCCCAATGAGAATACGCAGAAAGAATAGAACCATCAGCGAGTTCGATACCAATGCGGGAGCGGGTTGCCATGAGGCGTTTCGTTGATTACCTTTTTAGTATAGGGCAGAGTGGGGCAGAGTCGAGGGCAGAGTGGACAGTTCAAATAGTGTCACAATTAGTCACCATAATCTCATTATCTGTGGTTTGCTTTCTCAATTCCTTTTTTGAATTCAGTGTTCTATTCAATGAAAAAGTGTGTTGTGTATAATTTTTATATAATTCACGGATAAATTCGCAGTTAGAATTTGCAAGAATAAACTTTACACCTTTGGAATTTAAATTATCACAATACTCTTTCAACTCCTTTTGATTCTCTAACCCAAAACCTTCTGTAGTATAAGAAGTAAAATCTGAAGTTGCAGAAATTGGTGCATAAGGTGGATCAAGAAATACAAAATCACCTTTCTCTGGTGTCATAGATTGGTAAGATTGATATTTGATTGTTGCATTACATAAAACTTCAGAACATGCTTTTAATAATCCATTATCAGATATGTCTTTTTTAAGTGAAGTTCCGATTGGCACATTAAACAAATTATCTTTGTTGACTCTATACAATGCATTAAAGCATGTTAGATTCAAATAGATAAATCTTGCAGCAACTTCTATTGGAGTCAGAACTTGAATAATATCAAAATTCTTTTGATATTTCTTAGGTGCCAATTCAATCCTATCATAATTGCGTACAGAATAATAAAACTCCTTAGAGTGTCTTACGCTCATGTAATTAATTAATTGTACAATTTCATTTGGATTTGAAACTACAGTATTATAAACTAAAATAAGTTCTTCGTTTAAATCGGAAAGAAAGTATTCTTTTGTATTTCCATATTTGGAGTGCATATGATAAAACATTGCACCACCACCCAAAAATGGTTCAAAATAACGATTAAATTCTATTGGTATAAAAGGATTATATTTCTCTATCAGAGAACGTTTTCCTCCAACCCACTGAATAAATGGAGAAGCAGTATTTGTTCTTGTTTTAACTTTGGGATTCTTAACTATCTCATGAGATAGCACAAATTCTGTAAAAGTCATTTTATCAATACGTGAAGGTGTTCAACTACTTTTGATTGTTGCAAATTGTTTGTATTTGATTTGTATCTTTTGTGCTCCTTTTCTTTAAGATCATATTTCCCATATTTCGTCATGATCTTCTCAATATCAGCAAAGGAAAGAATACCTTCATTATTGTACGAAACAAAGATATAGTTATATTTTGCATTAGATATCAAATCTTCGAATGCAATCTTAACGGACTTCTTTTGCGAAAACTCAGATTTATTGTAAGTTCCAAGAGCAGTCTTTGAGTCTTGATTGTAATCAAAATCAAAGTAATTTACAATGTAATTTGGAATGTGATAATTGGCACCATACTGTCTAGTGTTATATGGAGGATCAAGATAAAGAATATCTCCATTAATCTCATGAATAAGATCGTTTGCGTTTTTCTTATAGACCTTACCTATTCCGCCAGGAACATGAGGGTGAGCAACTAAACTCATATTTTTACTAGATCTGGCGTTAAAACTCTTTAAGTATGCTCCATAAACACCAGTGGTATTAGCATATGAATCTGCAGTTTCTATCAATGAAGCAAGGGAAAAATAGTATTGATTTTTGGGTAAATTAAGATTCTCAATCTCCATTCGGATTGCGTCAATCTTTTGTGCATTATGCTCTGTGAAAAATGAGCGTCCTGCTGCTGGAGAAAAGTTTTCATAGAACCTTCCTTTTACTCCAGGAAGACTATTAAGGTAATCGATCAATTTTTGATATTCAAACACCTCATTATTACCAATATAATTTTGACACAAAACGTAACTATAATCTTCAAGATCATTAGCAATAACTTCGGCACAATGCTGCTTAAAATATCTTGCTACAGAACCAGATCCAGAAAACAAATCACAAAATTTAGACGTAGAGATATCTCCACAGACAGACTGAATCTCTCCATGAATAAAATCAAGTAATTTAGTTTTGTTACCAATGTATCTCATTGAATCACCTCAGCATTCTCATTATAATTCATTTGAAAGTCCCCTGTCAAGTTGAACAGAACCTCTGGTTCTTGATTATATTGTCCATAAGTGCAGAGATACTTCAAAACTTTAGTATCTTTTGGGAAGTGTGGAAGAAATTCCCTTTCAATAAAAGTATCAAAGTTTTGATCACGCACCTGTGCCAATCCTTTTTTATAGTTTTTAGTGGTTTCTGCCTCAATTACATACAGAGTTGCATTTGTGGGATTGTAAGATACGAGGTCGGGAATACCTTTCGATTTCTTGGTCGGGAAGTATTCTCCATTGATTTTTTTCCACGATTTACCACAACCAGCATGATTCGTAAAAATAATTTGGTGCCCTTTACTAATCAAAATGTGCTCTAACACAATGCTGCACATTTTCTCACCAGTTTTTGAGTATCTCCAATAAGATTTCTCATACACATTATCTTCACGCTCAATTACATAAGAAGAATCGTCAAATATGACAGTAACACCAACTTTCTTTAAGCAATTGATAAATTTATTGTTCTTTCTCTGAAAGTAACGAAGGTCCTGCTGGTGATTGACAATTTCAATCGTAATATTTGAATCAAGATGTCGAATTAAACATGCACGACTAGCAACATATCCTTCACTAGGATCATGTTTACCACCATTTTTAATCAATTTTGCCTGAATTTGAATCTTATTTCCAACACGATTCACCCTACAAGGAGTTCCTGCCCTTTTCTGTTTGGAATTTTCTGCTACAATGACACTCTCAATGGAATCATAAGTGATAGGATTGTCATATTTCTTGAATTCTACTTTGTCTGTTTGTGCAATAATAACATCAGTTCTAAGTGCTTTCATAGTAGCAAATGCACAGTTATGACCCAAACCAAAAGTTTTAACAGTTTTGCTAATTGGGTTTGGGTGATTGATCAAGTAACCAAATGGAATATTTTCCCACTTAGAACGAAGAGCAATACTTTTACCAGCACGTTGATCTGACATATTTCCAGATTCTTTTCCGTCATTCTTAGTTGCTTCTAGTGCAGCAACAGGAAGAGAATCCTCTTCAGGAATAGTATTACCTTCGTATATGAGATAATCTACAAAACTATTACCAGTTTTTGATATAATTCCATAATAAACAGAATGATATTGTTCAAGAGCAACTCCCTCAATTTTGAAGAAAAGGTTGCCATAAATCGGAACAGGAATAAACCTTACTTTATTAACATCTACACTCAAAGGAGATTTAATCCACCAAGATATAACCGTCATAATTTCAAGAGACGCTTGTTCTTCTCCTAAAATGAAAAGGTTTAATTTCATAATGTTTGTTTGTTTCAGGTATTATAGCATGAAACCCTCCTGCATGGTCGTGTAGGAGGGTCTTTTTTAAGGATTTAATTTAGGTCTCAGTCTTCATAAACTCTGCATTCAAGGGCATTAGGATTAGCATCGCAGTACAATTCTAATGCAGTTGGATCATGATTATCATTAGGGTGATGCTCTTTATAGGATCTCAGTGCTTCAAGTTCTTCCTCAGTATGCCTTCTTGCTTGTGGAGAAATCATAGGATCTTCCAGAAGTTCTTTATCTTTTTGAATATGTTGGTCGATGTTTTCCATTTTTGTATTTTGATAATACTTATTTATTTTTTATCGTGGTGTGCAATCGCCTTTTCCTTCAAGAGAGCGGACCATAAGTTCTACGAATTTTTCCATTTTCTCTGCAGAAACTGTTTGAGGAGCATAACTAATTGCCTCTTTTAGTGCAATTAGTTCATTCCATTCTTCGGTAGTGAGGTTTGCAGTTCCAGTTTTTGCAAGGGTCATAGTGTTTTTGCGATGTGTCCCAATATTAGCATTCCAATACATTAATATCTAGAAACTTAATGTTTTCTTTGGGATCGCGTTACAACACTTAATGATTAATCTTTACCATCAAAGAAAGATCCAAAAAACCCACTGTCACCAGACTTGCGATTTTCAAGTTTATCAAGAATAGAATCAGTTGCCTGTAGAGATTCAATACGACTGATAATATCTGCAATTACACTACAAACCATTGGTCGTTCTTGACGAGCAGCATATGCAAGTGCATTACGAAGATTTGCTTCAGCTTCTTTTAAACTTTGCTCCACCGATTCACTTAATGCCATTTAATCTGTCCTCACATTTAGTATAAAAGGTTCCGTTTACATAACAGGATTTGCCTGGTTCGTAATACTTTATCACAGGCGTTTGTATTTTTGGATATTCTACCACGTTTCTTACATGGCAGAGTAAATTGTAACCACAAAGAAGAGTTTCAATCATCAACACTCATCCATACCAAGTGGTTCAGTTACTTTAGTCAAGATGTAAGATCCATCACCATTGTCAACCCAATTTACCTGATCACCTTCTTTCAGATTTGCTGCTTCTAGCAGGTCATCAGGGAAGCAAATAAAGTATTCTCCACTTGGACCATCAATTTCAACAGGAAGTTGCCACTTTACAACTTTATCTTTTTTAAGTTTGGGAGATTCTTTGATCCAGAAACCATCAGCAGTCATAGTCCAACCAGCAGCAATTGCTTCATCATATGTCATTTGACGTTGATCTTCCTGTTTTTTAGCAGCATCACACATAGCATCCATTTCTTCTTCTGTGTATTGAAGTGCTTCCATGTCACTATGTCCCCAAGGAGGCATAGAAGGTTCATAATACTCTTTCTCACGCATTACAGCGTCATATGCTTCAATATGACCCTTACCATTACCATTCAGAAGAGCAAGAAGTTCATATGCTTGAGATGCTTGATGCTTGTACGTATAGTAGTTGTCCTCAACAACACCTTTAATCACATCATAGATTTCTTGAGGTGTTGCTTCCGCACAAGACATTGCATCGTGCATCCAGTTTTCAAGATTTTCAAGAGAATACTTCTTGTAGTCAAAGGTCATTGATGTAGTCCTTGATTGCTTGCTCCACTATAACCTGGATCTCTTTGTTTGTCAACCCATTAAGAAACTTCCATTTTGGGTCTTTTGGGTCCCAGTCCATGGTGAACGATCCGTCCTCGTTCTCTGTTATTTTAAGAGTATCTTCCATCACATGTCAACTTCTGTGTCGTTTACCCAAGTTTTCTTTTCAATTTTGCGAAGAGATTTGAGTTCTTTATATTCTTCTTTAATCATCTGATATGCTTCTTCTGGAGAAATCTTATCAGATACTTCCATTCCAGCAATCAGTCCTACTTTATCCCCAAAACGAGCAAGTGCTCTTTCAAATTCAGTTAAAGTTTCATACATCGTAATTAATCCTACAACGTTCAGCAAGAATATCTATACGGGAATCAAGAGAGTTTTCCATACGATACAATTCATTTGTAAGTTCTATATTTTCTTCTTCTAACTTAATAATTCGGTCTTCCATCTCATAAAGTTTCTCATAGATATTATCCATTGGAACTTCTTCGTCAAAACCCCATTTTTTAAACCAATTCATGATACACCAACTTCTTTCAAGTAATTTCTATACCTCATAAATCTGTTCCAATTTAATTGCCCCTCAACATTTAATTAGCAGTAGATTTCACAGTAGCACAACCACTCATACCAGGGTATAGTGGGGTCTAGCACATGATATGAATAATCAGAGTTTTCCACCTACTATTCCTTCGTGAACTTTTTGGGGTTCAGGGAAACCTTCCTGCCGTCCTTTAAGTACATAACGGGTCGCTGATACACATTGCTCTTCAGTGAGAGATGTAACCAATTCGGTTTCTTCAAGATCGGTTGAATACCAGAGTCCATACTTTTTCTGTTGAATGTAAAAGCAGTCGTCAATTAGTTTTTTTTCCATTTTTTATGTCAGGATGAGGTGCATACAGAGGTCCCTGATAATTACCTGCAAATTTTGAAAGTTCTTCTACTGCCCTAGCAGTTTCTGGAGTTTCTTCCCACTCCCAGGAATTTCCATTCTTATCAACAAAAGTTCGTGTTGTCATTTGGTATCCTCTTGGTAAGTAATAATGTAGTCTTTTTTCTTGAATTTAGATTTCTCTATGTATTTTTTGGCATGTGCATCACACTGAAAATAACAAGTTTTTTTATCCTTTAGGTCCTTTCCATCTTTATGGACAATTTTAATTGGGAATCCAGGATGTGGAAACTCTTCTTTAATTGGTTTAGGCATTTAATTAATCATAAAGGTTTTGTTCTTGTTGCAACCTATCTATGTGATGATAAATTGTTTCCTGCGAGTATTTGAACTCCACAAATCTTTGCGGATTACTCTTTTGCATTTTATTAAGCATATTGATCCAGTCATAGCGTTTATCTACAACCCAACCATATTTACGTTCATCATACATTATATCATAAATTGAGATCATTTTAAATGTTTTGGTTTTTCAGTGTCAAATTGATACCATTTGGCGTCTTTCATTTGGAGGCACATGAGTATTGTAGCATGTTCTCTCTGTTCTCTGGGTGTGTCACGATACAAATGTCTGCGTTGATATGCACAACACCAGACATTATAATAAATTTTTGCCTTTTCGTTCACATTTTATCTCTTAAATTATAATGTTGAGGACCACGATCTGGATTTTTATCAACATACTTCTTCACCGATCCACCACCAATTCCACCTTGAGAATTTAATACTTTCATGATTTGTTTTTTCGACAGTTTACCAGTTTTAGACTGAATTTTTTCTACTTCTTTTTTCTTTGCTTCTTCTAAAAACTGTTTGAAAGTAATCATGACTTTTTGGAAGTATTTATTCAATCCCATGGTGCTTTCCGTTGTAATACTCTAGCGATCTTTTCGTTGTATTGTGGTGGTTCGTTGAGTTTTTCTACAAGAGCATCAAAGTTTTCTTTTGATAGAATAATCTTTTCTGGTGGATAAGATCCTTTACCCCAAAACTTCTCAAACTCATATTTGTAGTTCATATCCAACCATCCACCATTCAGAGAGTGCCAAAATTCTCCCCAAATGTGATAATCATCAAAGCGAAATCCTTCATGCGACATCAACCTATACCACCACCAAAATGGTGTGTAACGTAGAAATCTATTTGATATGATTAGTTTATGGAAGTTCATTTTTTTGTCCAAGAATATTCATACATATACATCCAACCATCATTTAGTTCTGACCACATCGCATAAGGAAGTTTATAAGAATACTTCTTATCTCTCATCCAATAAGACCACGCCTCCCAAGCATTTGCTATATTTTGAAATCCCCAGATAAAGTGTCTCCACTTCTCATTATCATACACCCAATCGTTATTTGTATCAAATGGGTTCCACCTGAAGTGAGGTTCAAAATCACCATCATAGCAGTAACGATTATACTGCTTGCGGGTGTAGTTTTTATATCGTTGTAGGAGATTATCCACAATTAGGCATCCAGATAGTAGAGAGTTTGTTTTTCTTTGCAGTGATGTTGAAATGATCAACCTGACCATTCTTATGATAGATTCCACACCATAAGAACCCATCATCCATCATCTCAAAGTGTATCATATCTATGTCCTTGACGACAATCTCATCAGGGTTCTTTTCGTCGTTCATTTCTTCCACTTCCATTCACTCTTGATACTCCACTCTGTTCTAATGTAAGAGTAGTTTAGATAATCCCAAAAAATACCTTGATAATCTTCAAAGTCCCATTCAGGGTCACGACCATCATAAGTCATCAGTTGTTTCCACAACTCAAAACATATCTTAAATGCTTTCATTTTGCCTCCCAGAACTTACCATCAGAACCACAAGAATAATCAAGTGATTCCCAGCATTTAGCACGGAGCATATCACAAAACCTACTTTCGTTGCCAGTTACAAGATTTGTGGAAGTATTTGGAGAAGTGCAAGTATCGTGTCGGTGTCCAAATCCAAATAGATGACCCAACCAATCCTTACGATAATACTTGCAACTAACACATAACTTTTTTTCCATAGGTGGTTTATCTTTCATAAAATCATTATACAACAAAAAGCACTAGGTTTCAAGTGCCCTTGTTCCAGTTTGGG